CTTTAAGGTTAAGAAGAATCCATTGCCGTGGGTTGAAGAAATGATCAACGCACCTATTCATGGAAACTTCTTTGAAAATAGAGTCACCGATTACGCTAAAGGCGCACTTGGTGGTACCTGGAACGATGTATGGGGAAAGGCAGCATAATGACAGCTAGCAGATTATTCGAGTGCTCGGAATGTGGTGCTTTTGGTAAAATTACATTAAAAAGTGAAGAACATGAAAAGTCTTCAATCGCTTGCTGCCCGGTTTGTGCAGCTGATATAACTGAGGATGAAAAATATGACGACGAAGAAGATTGATAAAATTATTATTTACTACAACGATGGAACATTCGAAGAAGTTAAGACTGGCGTTCATGATATGGCGGATAAACAAAATCCGCTTCCTGCTTACGTACCTAGCAAGCCAGGTGTAACTACATATCCTCCGCTCTACTATCCGCCCGGTGTGCGTGGATGGGAACCTCCTTACGCAATAACTTGTGGTCCAGCAGGCACAGATAAATATACCATTACAACTAATCCTAATGTTAATGTGGTATTTTCAAAAAACGCCGGTGAAGAGTTTACCTGAAGACTGTGTGGGATTTGTCTATCTTATATCATGTAATACTACGGGCAGACTCTACATTGGCAAAAAATTAGCAAAGTTTTCTAAGACTGCATACAAAACCGTGGTCTTAAAAAACGGCACCAAAAAGAAAAAGAAAATCAAGTCAAAAATTGATTCTGATTGGATGACTTACTATGGTTCTAGCATAGAACTAAGCAAAGATATAGAATTGCACGGTGAAGAAAACTTCACTAGAGAAATCTTATTCTATTGTAAGTCTAAAGCGGAATGTTCATACATTGAAGCTAGAGAGCAATTTTCTCGGCGAGTACTCGAATCCGATGAGTACTATAATGGACAAATATCAGTGAGAGTCCACGGCTCTCATATCATAGGAAAAATATGACGTATATGTTGCTCTTATCGGCTATAGCTTTATCAAGTGTCGCCGCTTATTATTCAATTATGGGATTAACCGCAATATTCTCAGGCGCAGCAACGTCTATTGCGATTATGGGAGGAGTTCTAGAAGTTTCTAAATTAGTCGTAACATCATGGCTTTATAGGAACTGGAAAGAAACGCCGAGGTTACTAAAGGCATACTTTATTATTGCTATTATTACACTTATGCTTATCACTAGCATGGGAATATTTGGTTACCTATCTAAAGCTCATTTAGAACAAAGTATGTCATCGGGTAATGCAGGCGCAGAAGTAGAATTAATTAATGAAAAAATTATTATTCAAAAGGAGAATATAAATGCAGCTCGTAAAACGCTTACTCAATTGGATTCACAGGTTGACGCAGCCCTCAGTCGGAGTACTGACACCGCCGGAGCCCTTAGCTCCAGTTCTGTTAGAAGAGGTCAAACCAAAGAAAGAACCCGTCTCATTGAAGAGATTGCCGCCAGCCAAAAAGAAATTACCAAACTTAACGAAGAGCGCGCCCCCAAAGCGTCAGAACTTCGTAAAGTCGAAGCCGAAGTCGGCCCCATCAAATACATCGCGGCCTTAATTTACGGTGAAAATCAAGATAGCACCACATTAGAAAAGGCTGTTAGAGTTATCATTCTAATGCTGGTGTTTGTCTTTGATCCTCTTGCTGTATTAATGTTTGTTGCGGTCAATCAATCTGTATCACATGTGATACAAACAAAGCCTAATGTATCATATAAGATACATACTGAAAAAGATGTTGTAGTTGAAGATGATTCTGATATGCATTTTGATAGTTCAGTTGTAGCACGAGAACAATTTACTATAGAAAAATGGTCCGATGGCAGCCAACACGACCATGTAAAAGGATAAACGTTATTGTACATTTAGTGTACAATAATTCGTTAATATGTTATAATCAATTATGACATTTACTACAGCCGAAAAAACAAAGATCATGAGACTTAAGTCAGAATTGGCTGCGCAGTTCTCAGTCAAAATGATTGCAATATCAGATAGTCTATTTCAAGCTCAAGTTCGTGAGAACTGCATCATTACTGGTGGAGCTATAGCAAGTTGCTTTCATAGTGAAAAGATCAACGATATTGATCTATACGCTAAAGATCAAGTGTCCTTAGATACTCTTAAGGTATACATCCTTAAATCGATGAAGGCCGACATCAAGGAAATGGTGCATTATGATTTAGCTAAAGTTAGCGCCGTTGCTCCAGCTAAGACTCCTATGATCACTGACAATGCTGTAACGCTAAAAGGTGATTTGCAGTTTGTCTATCTTGGTACTGCAGATCAGTGTAGACTTAAGTTTGACTTCATACACTGCATGCCTTGGTTTGACATCAAGACTCAGAAACTTTATATCTCTAGAGATCAATACCACTCTATTGCAAATAGGGAATTGTTTGTCAATCCTTTAGGAAAAGTAAAATTTAGACGAATAGATAAGTACACTAAGCGCGGCTGGGTCATTGAAGAAGAAATCTATAAACAAGCGGTTAAAGCCACATTAGACCAATGAACTATATTACAAGCGATATTCATTTTGGGCATAAAAACATTATGTCCTTTTGTCCCGTATCTCGAGCCTTCGGTAAAGATGATGTTGTGAGAATGGATGAAGAAATCATTAGTCGTTGGAACTCTACAGTTCGACCTCAAGACCATACCTACATTCTCGGTGACTTTGCATTCTGTAACCCAGAAAAAGCTATAAGTCATCTGCGAAGACTTAATGGCACAAAGACTCTTATAGTTGGTAATCACGACGCTAAGCTTGTAAAGAATCAAGACTTTCGTAATCAGTTTGTTACTCTTTATGACTATCATACTATTCATATAAATGAAACTAGAGTAATTATGTTTCATTACCCTATTGCCGAGTGGGATCAAATGCATCGCGGCGCTGTACACTTTCATGGTCATCTTCATGGAGGAGTAAGCGGTATGGAAGCATATCGTTGCCTAGATGTTGGTATGGATAACCATGATTGCTACCCAATCAAAATGGAATACGCAATTAGTCAAGCGCTTAAAGGTAAAATCAAGTCTCATCATCAGAAGGGAATCTAATATGCCAGTCTGTTATCAATTAGTTGGAGTGCCTGGTGCAGGTAAGTCTACATGGATAAAGAATAGAACCAGTATGTTGGGTTATACAACAGTGTCGACAGATTACTGGGTAGAGCAGTATGCTATTAAAAATGGCATGACGTATTCAGATGTATTTGAGGTTGCTATGCCTTACGCTATAGAAGAAATGCTAGAACAAATTAGATTAGCAAGAAAGTATAATCACGACATAGTTTGGGATCAGACGTCTACAACAATAAAAAGTCGAGCAAAGAAGTTTAAAATGTTACCAAACTATACACATATTGCTGTGGTGTGTATTACACCAGATCGTAGTGTACTTGATGCACGCTTAAATAGTCGTGTAGGGAAAAGCATACCCAAGCATGTAGTAGACTCTATGATTGAAGGTTTTCAAATGCCCACTCTTGAAGAGGGATTTAAAGAAATTGTAATTGTACATTAAATCGTTTTTGTTTTATAATTAATTTTTGAGGTAACATATGCAAGGAGATAGACCAGTGGCAGCATTATTTAGAGCTAAGATTGAACCACAGGATGTAATGACAATTACAAAATTTACAACTTTAAAGGAGGGGTGGATGATTAGATCAGATTTTGATAAAAGCTTGGGATATACCGCAGTTAAAGTATTTCCAACTGAAGCATCTGCTAAAGCGTCATCTAATGCAGAAACTCCAATTAAAGTGAAAGTCGAGTGGTTACTATGAACATTGATTATAACACATTTTATCGACTACGTGTTGATATCTTCAAAAGCAATGAAGACCTTTTTCGCCTTGTGTTAGAAAAGGTAGACATAGACGCCGCAATAAACGCTAGACCATTCTTAGAATCTAAGCAAGAATATTTCTTTAACAAACAACAATTGAAAGATTTCGTTACATATATTAACGAAGCAACTAATGATTACATCTAATTCTCCCATTGACTTTTCTAGTATTGCCACAGCATCTGGTGGTACTGATTCTTACACTAACACTCCTGAATTTAAAGATTGGCTTGTAAATCTTTTGTCTGATGGTAAACCAACCACAGTCACCTTCACCAAAAAAGATGGTACATCTCGTGTTATGAAATGTACGCGTAATCTTGAACTAATCCCTTCCGAGCAACACCCTTCAAGTGAATCTACTCGTAAAGCATCTACAACTAGTGTGGTTGCTTTTGATGTAGATAAACAAGAGTGGCGCTCATTCCTTCCTGAAAACATTACACACATTAATTATGAATTCTAATATTACTTTTATTGGTTTAATAGCACTTATTGTTGCTATGGTTGTATTTGGCCCTTGGGTTACTATATGGGCACTAAATGCGTTATTCCCTCTATTAGCAATTCCATTTAATCTTGCAACTTGGTTTGCGGTTATCTGGATGAGTGCATTCTTTCAAGTTAAAGTGAGCCCAAAATAATGACACAAATTTCTAGTCCTGCAGATCGCGTAAAGATCAAAAAGATGCTTGGAGAAATCTCCGACTCGTACACTCGCATGGCCGCTGAACGTGATCTTATCAAGGAAACCATCAAGGAGATGGCAGATGAGTTTGATCTTCCAAAGCGTACACTTAACAAGATGGCAAAAACGTACTACAAGCAGTCCTTCTTTAAGGATAGTGCTGACCACGAAGAGTTCGAAAGCCTCTACCAGGCCATCGTAGAGCTGCAAAACCCTTAAAATACTGTAAAAAGCGGTGTACATTAATTCGTTTATGGTATATAATAGATCATAATCTGGAGAAAAGTACATGGTTACAGCAAAAGCAAATCCCGTAAAAGCAATGCCTGTGAAGGAAGTCAAACTCCTTCCAAGTGAAAAGCGCGCGCTTAAGCGGCGTGAAGCAGCCGATAAGGCAACTCAGATCTTTGGCACCGGCAAAGGTAGCACTGAACCTAAGATCAATCCTATGTCATATACGATTGATCTTATGCACGCATTGAATTACTACAATTCTGCATACGATAGCAAAGACAAGCGCAAGTGGACAATGGTCTATGTTGGCAAAGCACATGCAAATGATTTCGATTCTTTGTCGGATTATCACTTTAATTCTGTTGGAACGCTTATTCGTATGAAAATGCGTGATGTATTTCTTGAAGAAAAAGAACTTAACTTTATTGAAACCAAGCTAAAAGAATTGCGCGAATTGTCTGCAGCCGGTGGCTTGACTACGTCATCTCTTAAAGGTGGTCCTAAGGTTAAAGTTGATAAACCAGTTGTATCGATTCAAGATCGCGTAGCTGAAAGTGCTTCAAACCATATTGGCGAAATCAATGGAATGATTGACGAATTCATTCTAAACGATGTTGAACTTGATGTTGCATCATATCTTACAAGCAATGATGTAAGTCCTGCTGTAAGCAAACTTATCCCAGCTGCGTTTATTCGAACAATTGCTGAACTTAAAGAAGCAATCAAAGGTGAAGACGCGCAATTAGTTGAAGGTTACTCTCATCTTAAGAAAGTAAAGCTTAAGAAGCTTTTAAAGTCTTATGAAAGCATTGCCGATGCATGCAGTCAACAAGTCGTTAGTGCTAAAGCAGTACGTAAGTCTACCGTTCGAGTTGTTAAAGTAAAGCCAGCATCGGTAATTGCCAATAAAGTTAAGTTTATGCGTGAATTCCCTGAACTTGGTTTAAAATCAGTTATGCCAGCAACAATTGTTGGTGCATCTGAAGCATGGATTTACAATACTAAATATAAAAAGATTCAGGTTTATCGTGCATTTGGCGATAGTAAACTTTCTGTCAAGGGTACCACTATCATTAACTATGAAGTGGCATCATCTGACGGTAAAACAATTCGTAAACCGGAAAATGTTAAACTTTATGTCGCTATGGCACGTAAGACTATTGCTGCAGAGTATAAGGCTCTAACCACGAAAGTTGCAGCAGTTAACGGCCGTATTAATGAAGACTCTATTATTCTTAAGGTGTTCGCATGAAAAAACTTATTCTAATCTTGGCAATGGTTTCTACATCAGCAATTGCCCAGCATCATGGACATCATGGAGGTGATCGTTGGATTGGCCCAGCAATCATAGGTGGTATCATTGGGTACGCAATTAGCCAAAATAGACCTGTACAACAAATGCCTCCACCGGTTATAATCTATCAACAACCGTTGCCATATAATCCGGTTGTAATCTACCAACAACCACTACCAGCAAATCCTCCCATGCAGCCAGTTTATCAAGAAGTAACGGTATACAGTCAAGATTGTCTTTGTTATACAAAACAATATCGTCAAATTGGATGGCAATAAATGATAATCATTGATTTTAGTGCAGTCTGTGTTTCAGCAATTCTAGCATTTTCTGCCGATCTTAAACGTGGTTCAGACAATGAAAAGAAAGATCTCATTCGCCATGTAGCACTATCTTCTATTCGTTCTTACAAAAAGAAGTATGGTAAAGAGTTTGGCGATATTGTTATTGCATGCGATGGTAGAAACTATTGGCGCAGGGAAGTCTTTCAATACTATAAAGGCAATCGTAAGAAAGCTCGTGAAGCTTCCGATATTGATTGGAGTCTTATCTTCAATACGCTGTCTGAAATTCGTGATGATTTAGTTTTGCACTTTCCGTATAAAGTAATACACATTGATCGTGCTGAAGGTGATGACGTCATTGCAGTGATAACTGAGTCAACTCAAGAGTTTGGTCAGCATGAACCAGTGATGATCATATCTTCCGATAACGACTTCGTACAACTTCAGGAATATGACAACGTAAAGCAATTTAGTCCTATGACTAAAAAATTAATTACGGTAAATAAAAAGCAACTTCGTGAAAAGCTAATCACTCACATAGTAAAAGCTGGCGATGATGGTATTCCAAATATTCTATCGGCCGATGATGTTTTTATGACAGGTATTCGTCAAACATCGGTAAGTGCTAAACGTCTTGCCGAGTTTATCGAACTTGGGATTGATGCATGCCGTAATGATACTGAACGTGCTCGTTGGCAGCGTAATTATATTATGACTAGTTTTAAATGTATCCCTGAAGACATTAAGGAATCCATTCTTACCGCGTACACTACTAAGCCAACCGGTGATAAGAACTCAATCATGAATTATCTTATTAAAAACAAGTGCCGACAATTGTTGGACACAATAGAGGACTTTTGATGTTTAAACATATTCCTGAAATTCTTGATGAATGCAATAAAGACGTAACTCTTTTTGAGAAATTTCGTGGGAATGCAGGTTTAAAGTTTATCTTTGAGCATGCATTTCTTACTGAAAAGAAGTTTGTTCTACCGGAAGGTGATCCTCCATACAAACCAGATGTAGCACCTATAGGTATGACTCCCGCTAATTTTACACAAGAGACTAAGAAACTTTATGTATTTACCGCTGCACGGGAATTAAAACCTATTCGGCGCGAGGCATTGTTTATTCAATTACTTGAAAATATTCATCCATCTGAAGCAAAAGTATTGCTAGCTGTAAAAGACCAGAAGCTAAATAAGCTATATAAGAATATCACTGCAACAGTTGCAGCGAAATATGGTTTCATTACATTACCAATAAAGCAAGATGGGGAATCAACACCAAAAAAATCTTAAAGTTATTCTCTCGAAGCCACAGCGTGAACTCGCTGAATGGCTGGCAAATCTGCCGGACCATGAAATCGGGTACATCGATTGGCTTCTTGAAGAAGCTGAAACTGCGCTGGATGAAATTGTTTTAAGCCACATCGGTTTAGATGAAGCAAATGCCATAATTGATGACATACGTGCGCTTTAACAGTGTACATTAATTCGTAGTTATGGTATAATAGATTTATGATACTACAAATCCTTAATGAATTAGCCGCTACTTCCTCCCGCCTTGAGAAGGAAGCGATCATCCTTCGCGAAAAAGATAACGAGCTTTTAAAGCAAGTTTACTTTCTTGCCTATGATCCATTCACTCAATTTTATCAACGCAAGATTCCCAAGTACAATCCCAACACCAATCCAATTGGCGACAATCTTGATTGGGGTATGGAACAACTTGTAACTATGTTGGCGTCACGTAAAGTGACAGGCAATGCCGCAATTGAACATCTTCAATATGTTCTTGAAAATGTTTCCGATAAGAACGCATTAGTTCTTGAAAGAATAATTGGCAAAGATCTTAAGTGTGGTGCTTCTGATTCAACCGCTAATAAAATATGGCCTGGTCTTGTTCATGACTATCCATGTATGCTTGCATCTGGGTATGACGAAAAGCTTGTAGCGAAGATGCATTGGCCTGCATTGGCTCAACTAAAGATGGATGGCATGCGCTTTAACGCTATTGTTAAAGCTGGCAAATGTGAATTTCGCACACGTAATGGCAAGGAAGTAAATCTTCTCGGTAATCTTGAAAAAGAATTTATTGCGCTTGCCGCAGGTAACGACTTTATATTTGATGGTGAACTAGTCGTATTAAGTGAAGACGGTATGTCTTACCTTGATCGTCAAACTGGTAATGGTATTCTAAATAAAGCGGTCAAGGGTACTATCACACCTAAAGATGCTAATCAGGTAAGTGCAACATTATGGGATATAATTCAATATGAAGACTTTCAAAATAGCATTTCAAAGCATGCTTATAAACATCGCTTTGCACTTCTTGAGGCTATGCATTTGGATAGCGGTAAGATCCGGATCGTCTCTAACCAGATTGTCGCGAATCTTGAAGAAGCAAGAACTCTCTTTGAATCTTACCTTGCTGAAGGTCAAGAAGGGATTATCTTAAAAGATCCAACAGGTCTATGGGAAGACAAACGTTCCCGTGGTCAAATTAAGTTCAAAGGTGAACTCGAATGTGATCTAAAGATTGTTGGTATTCAAGAAGGAACTGGTAAGTACATTGGCAAAGTGGGTGCATACATCTGTGAGTCAGAAGATGGTATCCTTAAATGTGATGTAGGTTCTGGTTTCAAAGATGATCAGCGTATCATTGATCAAAGCGTCATTGGTAAAGTGATTGCAGTTAAGTACAATGCACGTATCAAGAACAAGCAGGGTGGGGACTCATTGTTCCTTCCTATATTCTTAGAAATTCGTGAAGATAAAATAGTTGCAGATAACGCAATAAACATTCAATAAATGCGTTTAGAACGTATATATAAGTAATACAACAAAAGAGTACAATGTTTTCACTTCTCAAATCCTATTGCGTTACGATACATAATGGTCTAAATGATCAGAGTATTGCGCGTCCGTTTACATCAGAAGGATGGGCGACTGGGGCTTAGAGGTAGAACACACATACACTCAAAAGCCCTAGCGTAAAAAGTTAGGGCTTTTTTGCTTTTACGGTGTACAATAAATCGAAGGTGTGATACAATACATCTATCAACCGGTTAATCTTAATCGGTACAGAATTTCTTTAACAATTCGGGTTTCTTTATGTTGGGGTGTAGCCTAGTGGCCTAAGGCAACGGTCTTTGAAATCGTCATCATGAGTTCGAATCTCATCTCCCCTGCCATCATATAAAAGCACGTTGGTGATTCTCGTATGAGGATTATTATCCAGTCGGGTGTAACAGCGTGCTTCTATATGATTTTGGAATGGTCCTATAATGGTATTAGAGCAGATTGCTAATCTGTCGCTCGGCGTAATCCGGGTTCTCGGTTCGAGTCCGAGTCATTCCGCCAAACAAGAGGGCCGTTAGCTTAATGGTAAAGCAGGGTACTCATAATGCCTTGACCGCTGGTTCAATTCCAGCACGGCCTACCAATTTATGGAGATTAATTAAGGAGTTATTATGTCTAACGTATTGGCATTAGATGCTTCAGGTTTACCGCGGAAGTGGATCAACTACGAAGATGCAATTTCATATTTTGCAAAAGATATGGTTGTTTGGACTTTAGGAGAAACAGTAGCTACCTTTCGAGGTGGTGTACAAAATAACGGTATAATGTCTGTACTTGAAACTCCATCGATCATTGCTGTACGCGGTAAAGGTTTCTCTATGGAGAAGGCTGGTAGCGTAGCTCTAACGAATAGAATCTTGTTTGCTCGTGATAGAAACGTATGTGCCTATTGTGGACAATCATTTGGTAATCATAATCTTTCTCGTGATCACATTCATCCTATCTCTAGAGGTGGTGAAGATGTGTGGACCAACGTGGTAAGTGCATGCGTAAAGTGTAACACTCACAAAGGAGCTAGGCTTCTAAAGGAATGTAAGCTTGAACTTCTGTACGTACCTTATGTGCCTAATCATTACGAAAATATGATTCTACAAAACAGAAACGTACTTGCTGATCAAATGGAATACCTCATGAGTGGTGTACCAAAGCACAGCAGGATCTTATTAATGTGAGTGTGATCTGAAAGGCTAGGAACGAGATTGCAACCCTCGATTATGCAGGTTCGAGTCCTGTCACTCACTCCAAATGACCATTTAGGGCCTAAACACCCTATATGAATCAACAACTTAGAGCATCTAGATTGACGTACGTCCTTTTCGGGCCTCTATGTGTATGGATACCTACTTTGAGGCATTCTATGACACCTGATGTACCGTAAAAAGTACATAAAACGGTGTACATTAATTAGAAGATGTGGTATAATTGATTTATCAAAACAAGGAACGGATTATGAAAAAAGTTAGAACAGATGCCTATATGTTTACCGCAGATCCTCTGTCTGTAGGCGATATGCAAATGATCGAAACAGTTCGTAAGACAATTCGGATTGTGAACAAACAAGCCCAGCTTACGTCTAAATGGACGCGGGAACCAGCAAAGTTGTTCAGAGTCTGTTTGAAAGCTCGCCTAGGCAAGGGAAACCCTGTTTATGCGAAATACAAGAACCAGTACATCAAGAGCATCAAGCTCGAAGATGCACGCACAATCGACGTATACGTACAACGTCGTTAAAGTTAGTAAAATAACGGTGTACATTAAATCGTTAGTATGGTATAATTAGTCCATACATTGAAGATCATCGAATCTTCTTTAGAGTTTCTTTAACAATTTAGGTTTCTTGTATCTTTCTAAGCCATCGGTCGAATACGATGCATAAGATATTCAAAAGTCGACACATCGTGAGATGCTCGCAATTTACTGCTATCGTCTATCGGTTAGGACACTAGGTTTTCAACCTGGTAAGCGGGGTTCGACTCCCCGTAGCAGTACCATATAAAAACATACTTACGGTTCGCCCGCTTGGAACGGGAGATTGTGTCCATAGCACTGAAGAAACGTTCAAAAGTATGTTTTTATATGGTTGTTCTAAAGGCTAAGCCAGGACGCATTAAATGGACCTTGAAGGTCAGCCCGCAAGGGATGCATGTCAAAGGGTAAGGCGGAGAACATTAAATGAAGACGGCCGCTTCAGCCATTCTTATTTGGCTCGTTCATATAATGGTCATTATCGCGGATTGTCTATCCGTAGATGGGAGTTCGATTCTCCCACGAGTCGCCAAGTTGATGATTTAGACGTTAGACTGAAACCGCTCTAGCAAACGTCAATTAGGTGAAAAGCCTATACATATTTTGGGCTGCTAGTATAGGGGGAATTACACTAGCCTTGCAAGTTAGTAATCGGGGTTCGAGTCCCCGGCGGTCCACCAAGTTTTGTTAGAGTGTTAACAAGAGAATGTCATGCTGTCTAGGTTTCTTCGAAGGACCGAAGCAGTAGAAGGTGATGGGTTCAACTCCCAACCACTCGGAAGGGTGGTGTCTGTAACGGAGACAAACTGGACTAGTATCCCAAGTGACTTACCGAATCCCGTCCGGATTTATTACACGGGTGAATGGTTCCTATAACGATGGGGGAACTACTTTAACAAATTCAATTTATGC